ACATGGAAGAATTGCCAACTGATTACACAGCTGGTGTAGACTTCCGTCTTAACAAAGCAAGCAAAGGCGGTTATGCTGACTATTCAACATCAACTTGGGCACGTAGAGATCGTCCATTAGGTGATTCAGAAATGAATGCTATTAATACGCATGGGTTGTTTAACCTAAGTGATTTCCTTCCTAAAAAACCAGGTGATGTAGAACTTAAAGTTATGCAAGAAATGTTTGAAGCATCAGTAGATGGTGAAGCATACGATATGGACAGATTTGGTCAATATTTCCGTCCAGCAGGTATGGCGGCACGTACAGGTGATCCAAAAGCACAAGCAACACAAGCAACACCTGTTGCAACAAAAACAGAAGCACCTAAGCAAGCTGAACCAGTTGTAGAAACAGCACCTGCAACTGCACCAGTAGCAGAAGCGGCTCCTGTTGCTGAAACTGCTCCAACAGCATCTGGTGGTGATGCACAAGACATTCTAGCAATGATCCGTGCAAGACAAAACCAGTAAACAAAATATGTGGGGGGAAACCCCCACACTAACTTTAAGGAGTAACTATGGCAAAAGCATTTGATCCTAGTAAATTTAGGACATCATTAACGAAATCTATTTCAGGTATGAGTGCAGGATTTAACGATCCAACTGATTGGATTTCAACAGGCAACTATGCACTCAACTATCTAGTATCAGGAGACTTCCATAAAGGTGTTCCACTAGGTAAAGTAACTGTATTTGCAGGCGAAAGTGGTGCAGGTAAAAGTTATATTTGTGCAGGTAACATTGTGAAAGCCGCACAAGAGCAAGGTATCTTTGTAGTTCTAATTGATAGTGAAAACGCTCTTGACGAAGCGTGGTTACATGCACTTGATGTAGATACAAGCGAAGATAAACTACTTAAACTTAACATGTCAATGATCGATGACGTTGCTAAAACTATTAGTGTGTTTATGGCAGACTACAAAGCAATGGACGAAGAAGAACGACCTAAGGTGTTGTTTGTTATTGATAGTTTAGGTATGTTACTAACACCTACAGATGTTGATCAGTTTAACAAGGGTGATATGAAAGGTGATATGGGCCGTAAGCCTAAGGCACTAACTGCACTTGTTCGTAACACAGTTAACATGATTGGTTCACATAACGTAGGACTTGTATGTACTAACCATACGTATGCATCGCAAGATATGTTTGACCCAGATGACAAGATCTCAGGCGGTCAAGGATTTATCTATGCATCTTCGATTGTTGTAGCAATGAAAAAACTAAAACTAAAAGAAGATGAAGATGGCAACAAGATCAGCGAAGTACGTGGTATTCGTGCTGGTTGTAAAGTAATGAAAACACGTTACGCAAAACCTTTCGAAGGCGTACAAGTAAAGATTCCTTATGAAACAGGAATGAATCCTTACAGCGGACTTGTTGAACTTTTTGAAAAACAAGGTATGATTGTTAAAGATGGAAATAGGTTAAAGTATATAGATTCATCTGGTACAGAACACAAAGAGTACAGAAAAAATTGGACGGGTGAATTACTCGATATGGTAATGAATGATTATAAAAATCTAGAGTCAGAGGTAAATACCGCAGACGACGATGTCATAGAAAACCATAACGAGGAGCCTGTATTAAATGACTGAAGAACAAATTCAAGAAATTTGGAATACCTTTAAAGAGTATCTTGACAAAAAACACATAGAAACTGCCGCAGAAAGATTTGTTGATCTTATGGCAGACTATGGTGTTGAGGACAAAACATTTTATGATTCTTTAGGTAATGACGAAGTATTAGATAATGCTATTAACTATTACTTAGATGAAGATGCAGAAGATGTTTATGATGATGAAGATGAGGATTACTGGAATTAGCAATGGGTTGGTATAGCGAAATATCTCGTGATATAAGTAAGATTCCTACAGCAATACAATTCTTTGAAAGCGAATTACACGATGCTAGATTAGAATGTAAATTGTCAGGCAACTTAGAAAAAGCGAGTGCGGCTATGCCAGGCATTGTTGAACACCGTTTCAATCAACTTCAGGAAATTGAAGCTATACTAAACTATTTGAATATTGAGCTACGTAGATTGCGTAGCTCATATTTTAAAAAATATCTTGAAAACTACCAACGTGCATTAAGCAGTCGTGATGTTGAAAAATATGTCGATGGCGAAGCAGATGTTGTTGACTACGAAAAAATTATTAATGAATTTGCACTTATTCGTAACAAATGGTTAGGTGTGTTAAAAGCACTTGATCAGAAACAATGGCAAATAACAAACATTGTTAAACTACGAGTAGCCGGAATGGAAGATGCATCAATTTAATTAAATTAAATATTGGTATGAAATATACCTTTGTTACAAGTCTAAATAAAGACTACTGGAATTCAACAAGTAAAATTAATTTAGAAAGCTGGTGCAACTGCTTACCAGACGATGTAAATATCGTTGTTTACAGTGAAGATTTAATACACACTGACAGAGTTAACAAACGTTTAGTTTACAAGCCTTTGTACGACTTATGTAAACCTTTAGTTGAGTTTAAATTAAAACATAAAGATAATCCTCATTACAATGGGCAAATAGGACGCAAGTTAGAAGGCAGTTCAAAAGCATTTAAATGGAATGGAATAAAGTTTGCTCATAAAACATTTTCTATTTTTACAGAAGCTAAGACACTTGATGAAGGATATTTGATATGGTTAGATGCTGACGTCCTAATGCATCAGTTTATTGATCATGAATATTTAAAAAGATTATTTCCAGAAGACAAAGCTATATCTTACCTAGGACGTCCTAATGAATACGATGAATGCGGATTAATGGGTTATAATTTAAATAACCCACTAGCAAAAGATTTTTTAAATAAGTTTGAAAATTTATACCTTACCGGTTTAGATCATTTGCGTGAAACACACGATAGTTGGGTCTTTTATCAATTGCGACTTAGCTATGATGATCAGAGTCAATTTTTAAATTTAAATCCCAATCCTGTGAATAATAAAAGTCCTTTTAACAATAGCGGTATAAAAGAAGTTATGGTACACACTAAAGGAAAAAACAAAGAACGTTTACAGCAAAAGTTTTTGAAACGCTTTATGTTAGAAGAAAGACGTAGACAAAATGCTTGAAGAACATCTTGGCGGACATGGAAATAAAACACATCTAGATGAAGGTGTTATTAACTGGTGTATAAAAACATTAGGTATAAAAAGCTATCTTGATATAGGTTGCGGTCCAGGCGGCATGGTTGAACTTGCTGAAGAGAAAAATTTAAAAGTATTAGGTGTAGATGGCGATCATACTCTTGAAAGAAAAAATGCTAACAATTTTTTAATTCATGATTTTACAAAAGGTCCTGCGCCTATAAAAGAAAAATATGATTTAGGTTGGAGTGTAGAATTTGTTGAACATGTGTACGAAGAATACCAACCAAATTATATGCCAGCATTTCAACAATGTAAGTATGTGATAATGACATACGCACCTCCAGGCTGGAAAGGTCATCATCATGTAAACTTGCAAGAAGAACAATATTGGATTGATAAATTTAAAGAATATGGATTGTTTCATATAAGAGCATATACAGATGTAATTAGACAAGTGAGCACAATGAACGCACACAAACGTAAGAAAGCGTTTGTTCGAAATAGAGGATTATTTTTTGAAAATAGTAGCTATTAAAGAACTAATGTGGAGTTATCATCCTTTGCCTAAGGATTGGATAACTGTACCATTTAGTGACAAAGGTACAATAGAGAATGCAGATGTACTCGTGCAAAGTAATCAGTCCGGATCAAAAAAAGAAAAGAAAATAGGACACATTTACAAATATGTAAAAGAATCTGGTAAGCCTTTTATTGTAACTGAAAGTGCAGTGTTTAGAAAAAATATGCCACAACCACCTAATCCAATGGCATATCACAGATACAGTTGGACAAGTTATTTTAGAGACGAAGGCGATTACTGTAATGAAAATAGTCCATCAGATAGATGGGAGCAGGTTAAAAAAGATCAAAATCTTACAGTTAAAGATTGGCGCACAAAAGGTGATTATGTCCTTGTTATGCTACAACGTCCTGGAGATAGTAGCTTAGTAAATTTAATAAAGAAGCACAAAAGTTACGAAGGATTTGTAACGCATACACTACAAGAGATAAAGCAAAATACTGATAGACCTATTAGAGTACGTATGCATCCATTACGTCAAGATAGACAGTTAGCAATACTGAAGAACTTTGATGTTACTATAAGTGATAATATGG